GCCATGCCTCTTGAAATTGTCTTACTAAAGACTGAGTTTACCCAGTTACAGTTCCTGTAACAACACCACGTGGATTGACAATGCCAATACCAATGATCTCGTTAACGACCCAACCAAGCTTAAGCTGCTTGGGCTCATCAGCAGGAAGTACCTCGATGTCCTGACGGACAGGCATCACACCAACGAACTCAGGGTCAGCACAAGCAAAGGCACGACCGGCAGGGACAACCTTGGACACAACAATGTCAGCGCCAAAGACATGACCATAAAGACCAGTCTGAAGCAACTCACGCTGAGTCACAGGGTCGACCTGAGAGTTTGCACCACCAGCAGATTCCCAAGTAAGAATATCAGTGAACTCATTAATGTTCATGAAATACTTGGAAGTCACAAGGTCCCAGCGATCAATCTGACGCTTAAGGTTGACTAGGCCATCCTTAGTTAGCGTTCCTGCAGCGCCGAGGTTTGCAGCAGTGTTCTCTCCACCTTCTGTATCATCACCAGCAAACTGCAGGGCAGCAAAGACGTTAGCATCTTCCTGGGCCTGAATTTCCTGACGAGCCTTCTGCTGCGCACGATCAATTACATTGAATCGACGCCGCTTGACTTCAGCGATACGAACCGTTGGGTTTGAGACAACCTCAAACTCAGGGACGGTCACTCGATCACCAAAGACACGAGACTCAGGTGCAGCACCATTGCTGGATACAACTACAGCCGCGACATCAATATCACGGTCATAAACAGGCAGAGCACCCTGAGGTAGAGGATCAACAACGAGAGCCTTGCGAGACACTCCCTGATAATCAAGGTTTCTACGAATTGGGTTGGCCATTGCCTGACCTAAGGCAATCTTGCCTTCTTGCGTCATAAGAGCCTGCTTAATCATCTCGTCTCTCTGACCATCATTTAAGCTTGGCACAGTCGCCTGAGCGTTGCTTGATGGCTGAAGATCTTCGATAACAGAAGCATACTTTACGATCTGGGTTAGAGCCTCAGTTACATTAGAGGCATTTATTTCACCATGTGTATTAAATAAATTTGACATTAGTTCCTCCTTATGTCACTGGGCCAAAGAACCAAATTGCAGAACAACTATTTTCTGCTGCTTCTCCGGCTGCTAGGTTAGTGGTAGAGACAAGTGACTGATCTGCCATATGTCCAACAAATAGGGATGCGGCCGATCCGGCCCCACCGGAATCGTGCAAACCAGTGGTCGCACCCATCCCGGTATTTACAGTCGTTTGCAACGCAAGGCCTGTTGTGGCAAGCTCTGCAGCAGCACCATTGACCCCATAAAGGCCAGGTGCAGCCCAAACTGTGACCTTGCCAGAGGCTCGATCAGTCGAAGGGCCGATAACAACCGCTCCTCCGCCAGCAACCTGAGTAGCTCGACCGGCATTTTGGCCAATCAGCGATCCAAATAGTGTACCATACTCATCAACACCCTCATCAGCGAGTCCGCAAAGAACATTCTCAGCACTGGTTGCTAAGTCAAACTTAACACCAGTTGCATTACCGTCTAGGGTAACTGCTCCTGTAAATGGGCCGACGTTTTCAACATCAGCAGCATAACCTTCGGCGCCAGGTCCGGCAGCATTGATAGCAACGTATTCGCCGCCCTCAAGATTGCCGGCATTGTCGTCTTCAAGGTCAAACATGCCAAGGGGTCGTAATCCTGGATTTAATAATTTTAAAGCCATTTTAATTTCTCCTTAATATTTATATCTTATAATACATTTAACCATTAAATGTATTGTCTAGGTTTATCACTTAACTTAAAGTTTGATTATTTACTTGTTTTCTTAAGAGATTCACGCACCCAAGCGTAATTAGCTCTATAGTTTCCTGTTGGAGTGCTTAACGCCACACCTTGTGTCTGCCTCTGCTGTTCTAATCCGTTTTCAACCAGCCCGCCGTTACCAATAGAGTCTAAGACTACTATTGCTTTTGGATGAGCCGCATGAACTAGATCAGTGCCAGTTTCGTCATGCACATTATACAGGGTTTTATAATCGCCCTTTGGGGTTTCCGACTTTTCGTCATACAGTCTACCTAGACCTGTAAAATATGTTCGGAGTGTTTTGTCTGTATTATTTAGATCCGTTACGGCATCTTTATAATACGACTTCGAAACTTCATCTGCTTCTTTAAACAGAATCAAATCGTTATTTA